CGACCCTAAGCCTGAGAATGGCCTTCACGGTGTGGCGGACCCGGCCATTTTCAGCAGCGACGGCGGGCCCAGCATCGGCGAGCGCATGGCGCGGTCGGCCAAGGTTTTCTTCCGCCCGGCGGATAATGCCCGCGTTGCGCGCCAAGGCGCGCTTGGCGGGTGGGATCAAGTGCGGGCCAGGCTGCGCGGTGATGAGACCGGGCCGGGCGTGTTGTTTTTCAGCACATGCCGCGACCTGATCCGCACGCTGCCAGCGTTGCAGCATGACCCGGACCGCCCGGAAGATGTGGACAGCGACGGCGAGGATCACGCGCCGGATGAGGCACGCTACGCCTGCATGAGCCGCCCATGGGTGCGGCAAAAGCCCGTGCATCAGCCGGGCGCTATTGTATCGGTTGGCGCGTCAAATACCGCCACCTTCAACGACTTGTGGAAAACCGCACCGCGCGCTTCGCGGTGGTGATGGAGTTCAAGCCATGTCAATCAGTGCGCCGTTTTCACCCGGCCAAACCCTGACATTTGCCGTGACCGATGCCAGCAGCAACGCCAGCTTTACGGCGGCGGGCGCGGATGCTTCCGTGATCGAGGTGCAGAACCTGGGCACGCTGACCTGCTTCATTGCCTTTGGCGCGTCTGCCACAACGGCGGGCTATCCGATTGGCGCGGGGCAGTCCAAGGTTGTCAGCAAGGCGCCGGGTGTGGCGCAGATCGCGGCTATTTGCGCGACCGGGCAAAGCACGACGCTTTACATCACGGCTGGCCAGGGGCGGTAACTTGGGCCAGCGCATCAACACGCGGCTACGGGCGGGCGGCAACGCTGGCGGTATCGCGTTTGATTTCAGGTCCGGCGCGCTTGATCCGCGCATCACTTTCACGCGCGCATCTGCGGGGTGGTTTTTCAACAGCGCTGGTAATTTGACCGAGGCTGCGACCAATGAACCGCGCTTTGATTATAACCCTGTAACGCTTGCAGCGCGCGGGTTGTTGATTGAAGGCGGTATGACCAACATCGCCTTGCATTCGCGCGATTTCACGCAAGCCGCATGGTCCAAGACCAATATCACCGCCGCGCTAAATGTCACCGGCATTGACGGCGCGGCCAATAGTGCATCGCGCCTGACCGCCACGGCTGGTAATGGCACAGCGCTTCAAACCATTACTTCGGCCAGCGCCACGCATGTCAGCAGCTTCTTTGCCCGGCGCATTACCGGCACCGGAACGGTTGAGATCACGCAAGACAATGGCGCGACTTGGACGGCCATCACGCTAACCGCCGCATGGCAGCGTTTTAACGTGGCGGCTGCGACTGTGACCAATCCCGTGATTGGCTTCCGCATTGTCACAAGCGGCGATGTGATTGCGGTTGATGTGGCGCAATGCGAAGTGTCGGCGGTTGTTTCAAGCCCGATCATAACCGGCGCAGCATCAGTGGCGCGGGCGGCTGACAACGCAACGGTGAACACGCTGACGCCTTGGTTTAACCCAATCGAAGGTACGATCCTCGCAGAGTATTCGCGACCATTTCCGGTGCAAGGGCAATATGAATTGTCGTTTAATGATGGAACAACGGCTGAACGAATTGAAATGAATAATGGCGTAAACCGCCTTGTGGGTGTGCTTGACAATACCGTTTTGCAATTTCAAGCAATTGTTGGCGCTGGGCTTGATGCAGCCTTTCAAGTCAGCAAGAAAGCCCTTGCCTATCGCGCGGCAGATTTCGCCGGGTGCCTAAACGGCGACACGGTATCAACTGGCGCGACTGGCACCGTTCCAACTGTAACCAACCTTCGTATTGGGCGGTTCGTCAGCGCCAACCACGCAAACGGATGGATCAGGCGCATCGCGTATTATCCGACGCGGCTACCTAATGCCACGTTGCAGGGTCTAACGGCATGACCTGGACCTATACTTTCCACCGCTTCACCAATCGCGCGGCTTTTGACGCGGCCTATGACGCGGCAGGCTTTGCGCGTGAAGATGGGCAGATCGCACCGCCTGAGACCGTGGCGCTGGACGTGTGCGGCACGTTGCATGACCCTGCGCAATACAATGCCCAGAGCGTCATGACCAAGCCGCCCGCAGCGTTACAAGGCTTTCACGTCAATGCAGCATGGGCTGGCGAAGTGCCTGATGCCTTCAAGGCTAGCTTGGTTGTGCCAACTGCCCCGAGGAGGGTTTTCGCGTAATGTCGCAGGAACCCGACGATCTTGATTATGACACGCCTGCCGGTAAATACCGCCGGTGGATTGTCGAGATCGAGCAGGCCGATCAGTGGTGCAATAACTGGTATCAAACGGCGCAGCGATGCTTGGACCGATATCGCGACGAGCGGAAGAACGCGTCTTCATCGGATGACGGTGAGCGTCGCATCAATATCTTTTGGTCGAATGTTTCCACCTTGCAGCCGGCGCTTTACGCGCGCCGCGCAAAACCGGTGGTTGAACGGCGCTTCAAGGATGCGGACCCGATTGGACGCACGGCGGCGGAAGTGCTTGAGCGCGCCGTCACCTTTGCGACTGACAGCGACCAATTCGACGAGGTGATCAAGCAAGCGCGCGATGACCGGCTGATTGTTGGCCGTGGCACGGCCTGGCTGCGCTATGTGCCGCATTTTGAGAAGATGCAGCCGCCGACGCCTTCCGATGGCGTGGGCATTACTGACGACGCTTCTGAGTATGAGGCCGAGACGCCAGAAGAACCCGGCGATATGTTGGTGTTTGAGGAAGTGGCGCATGACTATGTGGCGTGGCGCGATTACCTTATGTCGCCGGCCAAGACCTGGCGCGAAGTGCGATGGGTTTCGCGCAAAGTGCAGATGACGCGCGCCGAATTGATTGAGCGCTTTGGCGAGGAAATCGGCAATGCCGTGCCGCTAAATGCGCGCTTGCGGCAAGACAATCCTGACACGCCAGAGGCGCGCTTCCGCGATGGCATGGCCGCGCGGGCTGAGGTCTATGAGATTTGGGATAAAGCTGAACGCAAGGTTTGCTGGATTGCCAAGGGCTATGAGGCGCCGCTTGATGAGCGCGAAGATCCGTTGCGCTTGCGCGAGTTCTTCCCTTGCCCCAAGCCGTTGTTTGCCACGATCACGACTGACAGCTTGATCCCGACGCCTGATTTCCTGCTCTACAAAGATCAGGCAAACGACTTGGACGATGTCACCTATCGCTTGTCCAAGTTGACCGAGGCTTGCCGTGTGTCTGGCGTCTATGACGCATCGCAGGATGCAAGCCTTGGGCGGTTGTTTCAGGAGGGCGGCGATAACCGGCTGATCCCGGTCAATACTTGGGCGGCGTTTTCCGAAAAGGGCGGCTTGCGCGGCGTGATGGATTTCGTGCCGCTTGACAACGTAATTGCGACCATCCGTGAATTGACGGGCCGTGAGCAGGCCTTAAAGGCGCAGATTTACGAGATCACGGGCATTTCGGACATTGTGCGCGGTTATTCCGCACCTTCTGAAACTGCCACGGCGCAGCAGATTAAGGGCCAGTTTGCCGCGTTGCGGTTGCAGGAACAGCAGGCCGAGGTGGCGCGATTTGCGCGCGACTTGATCGCCATGACGGCGGAGATCATTGCCGAGCATTTTCAGCCGCAGACGATTGCGCTGATGTCGGGCTTGCAGGAGCAGGCGCCAGAGTTTCAGCAGGCTTTTATGCCGGCGGTGGAATTGCTGCGCCAGGATGCAATGCGGAGTTTCCGCATTGAGATTGAGACCGACAGCACGATTGCCATTGATGAACAGGGCGACAAGCAGGCCGCGACTGAGTTTCTGACCGCGATGGGCAATTACATGGCCAGCAGCCTGCCCATGGCGCAGCAGGCGCCGGAATTGTTGCCGGTGGTGGGGCAAGGCGCGGTGTTCCTTGCGCGGCGCTTTCGGGCCGGGCGGCAGCTTGAGGGCGCGATTGAACAAGCTTTCCAAGCGCTTGAACAGCGCGCGCAGCAGATGGCGCAGCAGCCGCAACAGCAGCAGCCTGACGCGGCCATGTTGAAAGCGCAGGCCGATGAAAAGCGGCTTGCCATGGAAAACGATTTTAAAGCGCGTGAACTGGCCTTGCGCGAGCAAGAGTTCCGTTTGAATGCAGGCTTGAAGGCGCAGGAAATGAATATGCGTGAGGCCGAGATGATGCAATCCCGCAAGGATGCGTTATTGCCTGACCGTGAAGCAATGCTTGGAGAAAATGAGGCACAGATGCGCGAACTGGCGGCGGCCTTGGCCGCGTTAGGGCAGAGCCTGCAAGTGATGCAGCAACAGCAGGCCAGCACGGCACAGATGCAAGCGCAGGCGCTGGCGCAGTTGGCGGCTTCCATGACGGCGCCTAAGCGCGTGGTGCGAGGCCCTGATGGGCGCGCCATGGGCGTTGAAACGGTGATGAACTGATGGCTGACAACGTAGGCTATACACAGGGCGATGGCACAAAGATTGCGTCCAGAAATGTCACTTATTCTGGCGATTCGGTGCAAGCGCAGGTTGTCGGATTGGCTACATTTACTGGCGCCGATGACGCCAAGATCATTACTGATATTGGTCAAGATAACCCGCTTCCGGTTGCCGATATCACGCTGGCGCTTACGGGCGAGGCATCGCAGACCGCGACAGTCAACAACATTTTGGAGAGTGTTGCCGGTGCAAATGGCACGGCGGTTGACGGTATCCGATCTGGCTCGGTTCAGGTGATTTCGACCGGCACGGCCGGGACGTACATTTTTGAGCAGAGTAACAACAACGTAAACTGGGTCACATTACCAGTGTGGACCGCTGCCCTTGCTACTGGTG